GATCTTGTAGTTAATACTCAAGGTGCAGCTTTTGGATTAGTATATTCAGGCGACGCTACAACAGGATGGACTTACACGGAGAAATAATATGTCAAATTACGAAGCAACTAAATACGATTTTGATGGAGCAAACCTTACAGGTATCGAGGGAATTCCTACAGCAACTATTGTGCCGTGGTCTTCTGCGTCAGTACCATCAGGTTTCTTAGAGTGTAATGGTCAAGCAGTTTCAAGATCAACTTACGCAGCTTTATTTGCAATTGTAGCTACAACTTATGGATCTGGAGATGGTTCATCTACTTTTAACGTACCTAATTTACAAGATAATGTAGCAGTTGGAAAATCTAATAACAAAGCTTTAGCATCAACAGGTGGAGCAAACACAGTTGCTTCAACTGGAAACGTTGCTGGTTCAACAGCTAATGCTACTTTATCAACTGCACAACTTGCTAGTCATAGTCATACCCTCTCAATTGGTAACCAAATTAATAACCCAGCAAGTCCGCATTTGGGAAAGCAAGCTTTTAGAAATAGTACTTTATCAAATCCAAGTACTGCTAATTCAGGTTCAGGGCAAGGTCACGCTCACAATATGAGCGCAAACTTCGCAGGTGATGCTACATCTGTTTTACAACCTTATTTAACAGTTATTTATATTATTAAAACTTAGGAGAAAATATGGCAACAAACGCAAATTGGACAGTAGTATTTGAAGACAAGTTAGTCATCAAACAAAGTGGTGATGCTGCGGGTACTGGTTATAATATTGTTGATAATGATTTTTGGGGACTAGCCAAATGGGACAACGTTTGGGCTATTCAATATGGAACAAACAATCCAAGTGATACTGTAGAATACAAAGATGGTACTTCTCACTCTACGTGGGAAGACGCTAATTTAGGTGATTTTTCAGATTTTACTTCTAGATGGGATTCAGCTCATTTAGCTCAATTACAATCTAATTGGGATAATGACAATGAAGAAGACGAAACTGAAGCTGATAAAATTGCTAGATTAGGTGCAAGACCTACATCATACTCCTCGTAACATCATCCAAGAAGTTAGAATATATTTTTCACCTGATAAAGGTGGATTACCTCTATGTAAATATGGAAAACCTGCAGGCCAAATAACTATTCTACCTGTTTTAGGTTTTGTTCTTTTTGAAAAATGTAAAAATTCTGTTTCTCCACCTTCTTCTACATCATTTAAATAAATAGAAAAAACAAAAGCTCTTGGTTCATTTTCATATCCTTTACCATGTTCTATATGCCAAACATGATATCCTTCTGTAGGTAAAGTCTTTTGTATTTTCATAGCTGTAAAATGAAAAGGAACTCCATAAGCATCGCTTGCTCCAGTGTTTTGAACATAATGATTCCATGCTAAATCAAAATTTAACATCATTGGTTTTAATGATTCCCACCATACATCTAAATTGCTAGGCGCTGCAAAAAACTGTTGATCTTGTTTATGTAATATAGATGCTTTTTCTCCACCTATTCTATTAATTGTATTATTAAATTTATTTTGGTCTTCATATAATTGTATTGCTTTATTACATTCTTCTTTAGTAATGTAATTATCATAAACACCTATAAAATTATTTATATTAACTGTTTTCTCTTTCATTTTTTTCTTTTAGTTTTTTATTAAATTCAAATTGATTTTTTTCAATTATATTAAAGATTAAACTATATCTATTTTGTTCTTCAGTAGATATATCAAAACCATGAACTACTCCAGGAGGAAATATGTAATAATCTCCAGGCTCCGGAGTTATTTTTATATTTAATTCTGATAAAAGTAAATCACATCCTTTTGTTAAATAAAGAATTCCATGCCAACAAGGGTGTGTATGATAGTTTAAACTATCTCCTTTTTTTATTTCATTACCCCATGCATTTTCAATAGTTTTTCTTTCTAAAAAATATTGAAAAATGTCAGGATGAGTGACTTGATAAGTATTTATTAAGTAAGCAAGAAAACCTTGAAAATTATCATTATTTACAAAATGATCCCATTTAGTCATTCCTCCTTTTACATTGGTATAATTTTTCATATCAGGATCTAAATTATTTTGTATATCTAATATAAAATTGTGAACTACATGAGGGTAAGGATAATTTCCATGTAATATATTTATGGTTCTTGGATAAGTAATAGTTAAACTGTTTCTAACTTCATTTAACTTATTATTTTTGGTTATTAAACTAATCATCTATTTTATAAACATTTGTACTGATACTCGTGGTATAATTGAACTTAAAACTGGATTAACTTTATGATTAATAGGAGATTTTAATATTACTAAAGAATTACCTACTATGGGTATATAACCATGATTGTTTCCTGAATTAAACATTAATTCTCCACCATACTGAATATTCCATCTGTTGTTAATATAATATGTTGCTCCATATTTCCAACCATCATCACTATGCCAATTAATACCCGCTCCTTTTTCCATATAATGAATATTAGTAGCAATACTTTTAAAATCTTTTAATTGATAAAATTGATTGTGATGAGTTAAAGTTTTTAATTTTTCAAAAGGAGGATATTTATCTACACCTACTCGTTTTGGAGGAACTATATTGGCTATTAAGTTATCCTCCCACAAACCTTTAGAAGTATGCAAATTTATGTTTTTACGTTCTTTAAATATAGCATCATGAATTCCTTTATACATAGAATAGTCTAAAAAATTCTGTATATAATAAAGTTTATCAGGTATTGAATATAGTAATTTCATTGATGTAAAAAACAATTGATTGAATAACGTGTTCCTTTGGTAACAGGTTCTGTTCCATGAATCCAAATAGGCTCTGCTGGAAATAACATAGCATCTCCAGTTTTAAATGTTTCTTTAATTTGACCATCAAAAAATCTAAACTCTCCTCCTTCATAATTTTCGTTTAAATTTAATGTACAAGAAGCTCTTATGTTTTCTGCAACATCCGTATGATCTTTTATAGATTGCCTTACAGCATATTTTAATATTCTAATATTTGAACTAAAAGTAATTAATTTATCACTAAAGGTAGGACTTATTTTTTTGGATTTAATATACAATACATAATTAGCTATCACTATAGCTATATATTTTTTAGCTTCATTTAAAGAATATAAAATATCTTCGTTTGGATTTTCTATTCTAGATAAATTAAGACATTTAAAGTTATCTTCTTCATGTTTTTCAGTCTTATATTTATAACTACTTTCTGTTGTAGATAAATCAGGGTATTTTTCAAAAATATTTATTATTTTCTTACATACATCTTTAGGAACTAAGCCATTAATTCTATACTTTAGATCAGATATTTTGTGGTCATAGCTCATATTTTATGTTACTTTCATTCTTTATAAAACTGATATATAAGCTATTATATGCTACAAAAATTAAATTTCAAGCCTGGTTTTAACAAACAAGATACAGAATCTGGTGCCGAGGGGCAATGGACAGATGGTGATTTTGTTAGATTTAGATATGGACTACCTGAAAAGATAGGTGGTTGGAATCAACTTACAGCTGCATCTAAAACATTACCTGGAGTAGCTAGAAAACAACATGCTTTTACTTCTTTTGCAGGTGAAAAATATACAGCTATTGGAACGTCACAAGGTTTATTCTTATACTATGGTAATGATTTTTTTGATATTACACCATTAGATACAGCTATCACAGGATGTACTATAACAACTGTTAATGGTTCAAACACTGTAACTATAAATAAAGGATCTCATGGTTTGGCTAAAGGAAGATATGTAACCCTTTCAGCTGTTACAGTAACAGGTGCTTCAGATTATACACCAGCTGAATTACAACAAGTTTATGAAATATTAACTGTCCCTGATATAGACAAGTTTACAGTTCAAGCTTCAAGAGCAGAAGGAGGAACAGGTATGACTGCAGCGGGTGCAGCAACTGTTAATCCTTACGTTATAGTAGGTCCTACTTTTCAAACTGCAGGTTATGGTTGGGGTACGGACTTATGGGGATCTAGCACATGGGGAACTGAAAGTGCAACTAGTGATGTGGTTCTTGACCCAGGAAACTGGAGTCTAGATAATTTTGGTGAAGTTCTTGTTGCAACTATATTTGATGGTAAAACTTTTACTTGGGACGCTGGAGCATCAAGTCCTAGAGGAATAAGAGCTTCACAATCAACAACTAATTTTAACACAACAAACAATCCAACAGCTACAAGAATTTCTATTGTATCCGATAGAGATAGACACTTATTTCATTTAGGTACAGAAACAACTATAGGTGATCCCTCAACACAAGACCCTATGTTTGTAAGATTTTCAAACCAAGAAGATTTAAATACTTATGCACCAACAGCAACTAACACAGCAGGTACTTTTAGATTAGATACTGGTAATGAAATTAGAGCAGCCATACAAGGTAAAGATTATATTTTTGTAGCAACTGATCTTGCAGCTTATGTAATTCAATTTGTTGGTCCACCTTTTACTTTTAGTGTTAGACAAGTTGGTACTAACTGTGGATGTATTGGTCAACACGCTATGTCTTATGCAAACGGTGCTGTATGGTGGATGTCAGCAGAGGGTGGATTTTTTGTATATGATGGTACGGTCAAAACATTACCATCCCTTGTAGAAGATTTTGTATTTAGCACGGATGGAGATAATTTAGGTATTAACTTAAACTCAAGAGATGTTGTGTACTCTTCACCTAATTCTTTATATACAGAAATAAATTGGTTTTATCCAAAAAATGGATCTGATCAAGTTGATAGATGTGTTACGTATAATTACTTAGAAAATGTTTGGACAACTTCATCATTAGCTAGAACTACATACACAGATCAAGGTGTGTTTAATACTCCATATGCAACAGAATATACTAAAACAGCTACACCTGTATTTCCAGATATATTAGGTATTACAAATTTATATGGAGCTAGTATATACTATGCTCATGAAACAGGTACTGATCAAGTCAACAGCTCAGGCACAACTTCTATTGATGCATTTATTAGGTCTGGAGATTGGGACATTACCTCACGTAAAAGCGCCTTGGGTCAGGCAACAGGGATTGCTGACTATAGAGGTGATGGAGAATACTTTATGTCTGTTAGAAGATTTATACCTGACTTTAAATACCAAACAGGTAATGCTCAAGTAACTTTATTTGTAAGTAGCTATCCAGATGATGTAGCTGTTAGCTCACCTCTCGGGCCCTTTACAATAACTACTTCTACTGATAAGGTAGACACCAGAGCTAGAGGCAGATTAGTTTCTGTACAGATAGCCAACACAGCAGTGGGTGAGTCATGGAGATATGGCACACTTAGATTAGATGCACAACCAGACGGAAGAAGATAATGTCAGTAGATAAAAAAATTAAATATGATGTACAAGGTGGTGTAAAGAACTATCTTGGTAAACAAAAAGAAGTTACAGCTCCTGTAAAATGGAAGTCTAGTCCAGATCATCCTGAAACAGAATTAGCATATATTACAAAAGCAGAAAAAGATTTACTGGTTAAAAAAGATTTACATGGTTCATTAAATGGT